CGCGCGACCCCACAGTCGACGCCCGCACCGGCAAGAAATGCACCTCCGTCACCTTCGTTGTTAGGTTCTGATCCGATCTCTCAAGCACGTAATGCTGAAATTGCACAGAGACTCTCCGGTCAGTAGCTTGCGTTAAACTTGACGTCGATGCCGACACCCCCAAACATGATCACAGCGTCCTCTGCGATGCTGTGCATTTCTTCAAACTCGGCGTCACCTACCGCACCCGCTAGATTCAATGCGGCTTCAACAAGCTGCATCAATGCTTCGATCTGATCATCGTGCATGTCCTTGAACCCAAGGGTTTTGAGCTTTTGTTCAGGTATCATTCGACCTCTCCCCAATTGTTTGGCAGCCCACGCAAGGCTGGGATATCGTCATCAACTTTAGAGGGCACCTTGAGAGGGAGGCCGGTCTCCATGATCTCTTTGATCTGTGCCGCCTGCCCCTCGTCCTCTACTGAAAAGCATAGCTCATCATGCACCGTCAGCAAAGGAACGAGACCCGCGTTAAAACAATCCGCCATAGCTTTTTTCGTTTGATCTGCAGCAGAACCTTGGATCAACTTGTTTAAGGCCTTGTAAGTAAACGCTCTTTTCAGATTGTTGCCGACAGAGCCGTACTCTTCTATTGCCTTCTCAAGCGGCAACGGCTTGTTGTACCCAAAGGTTTTGGGCTCCCACTTATCAAAGCGGCACAGGCGTCCAAGGATCGTGCGTATCTGCCCGTTCTCCTCGGCCCGCTGGCTGGCTGTTGTGGCCAGCTGCTTAACGAACGGCACCTTCTCGCGGTGCTCTTCGATAATACCTTTGGCCTCTTGGTCCGACACGCCCAGCTGCGCCGCCAGCTTGCCCACACCCATACCGTACATGATGCCGAGGTTCACAACCTTAGCCTGCTTTCTGGTGATGCCAGCAATGTCTGCAACCATCTGGTGCAGGTCAACGTCACCCTTGTGGTACTCGTCCACGATCGTATCAACCACAGGGCTGCGCATGCGGTCAGGCATGCAGGCCGCAAAGTGCACCAGCAGCCGGGGCTCCTGAGACGAGTAGTCAAACGATCCCCACATCTGCCCCTCTTCTGGAATGAACAGGCCACGGATCAGCTTCTTGATGTCCGGGTCCCGAGCAGGAATCTGCTGGAGGTTGGGGTTCGAGGAGGAGAAACGCCCGGTCACAGTACCGCCGTCATCAGAGCGCAGCTGGTGGAACTCGGTGTGGATCCGACCCTTGTGCTCGTGCCGCAGGATGCTGTCGATGAACGTGCTGTCCGCCTTGTCAAACTCCCGCAACCGGACAATCATCTGGCACACCTCGTGTGGGTGGGCAGCGAGATACTGCTTGGTGAACGACGGCGCACCACCGGAAACTACCCCTGTCTCCTCGTCCGTTTTCTCTGGAGTGCGTGGGTACTGTAGGTTCAGAGCCTCGAAGACTTTCTGCACAGACGCCGACGCCCAAGGTTCAATGTCCACCCCTGTCTTACGTTTGATCTCGTCCTTTAGTTCTTGGACCTTGATCCTTAGGCCTTTCTTGGCAATGTCCGCCTTGTCGATGTCCACCCGTACGCCACGCATGCGCATCTCCACCATGCCGGGGATAAGCGAGGTCTCTAGGTTAAAGATATGCGTCAGGTCCTGCTCTGAGATCTCTGTCTTGAGCCGGTCCCAAAGCTTCATTGTCATGATCGCGTCCTGTTCAGCGTACGCTCCAACGTACGCCGGAGGTAGCCGCCACATGTCTGCCTTTGGATCGATGCCCCAGTCCTTTGCGGCAGCGCGCAGCATCTTCTCGTCCTTGCGCATGTCTATGTAGTCACGCCCAAGATTGTTCAGGCTGTAGGAAAACCGGTTCTCGTCCACGATAGCGCCGGTAATCATCGTATCGATAATCCGACCTTGGACCTCGACTCCTTCCGCAAGAAGCCAGCCCAGATCGTAGGTGGCATTGTGCATCAGCTTGTCGATGTGAGGGGTGGCCATCTGTTTCTTGAGCCACTTCATCGTCATCTTTGGATCAAGGTTGTGGCCGTTCTCGTGGCGGATTGGAAAGTACCATCCTTGGTCGCCCGCAGCTACAGCGATGCCAACGATAAACCCGTCTTTTCGTGCCCAGCCTGGGCCGAGTTTCGTAAGGTTTGGATCGCAGGTTTCAAGGTCGATCGCAATCTGCGGATAGCAGGTTAGATCAGGGTAGCTGGACGGGATGTTCCAATCAGGCTCCAGCTTTTCGCCAAGATCCATGCGTTCAAAGAATGCGATTGTGCTCTTGTCGTTACGGTCTCTAGCCATTGTCATTGGTCCACCTCAAAACTGCCGCCTAAGGCAGAGTATCCACATTTGTCGATCCATGAATCTTCATGGTCAATCGTTTCCAGCAGCCGCGCTGTCTTCACCCAGTCCATCATCAACGCGACGTGCTTTGCTGTAATGGGTCCGTCGAGGTTCTCGACGATGATGTTCCAGCCCGCTGCGATCCGATCAAAGTTGTCCTTCGCGTCACCGTAGTCCACTGCCCGCTGCCCTGAGATCAGTGCTCTGGCTGTCTCAATAATTTCGTCTTTTGTCATATGCTGTACCTGTATTGTTTGCGGCTCTCCAAAAGGTGGAGCGTCTTCTTTGCTCGTGTCACGCCAACGTAGAAGGCGCGGTGCTCGTCGTCCGGGAACTGGCTCTCACTGCAGGCCCGTGTTGATCCTAGATACACAACGCAGTTGTCGTCCTCCCCGCCCTTCATAGCGTGGAAGGTGGACAGCTTGATGCGCGGTGTCTTGGTGATGTCCTCGCCCGACGCCTCGATGTGCTCCAGATACAGCCGCATCTCATCGCCCAAGTTCAGAACCTGAAAAGGACTCTTGTATTCAAACAGGTCCTTTTGTGGTATCATACCAAATTCACTCTCGAGATCCTGCATCGACAAAGTGCCCGCCGGATCAGCAGCGTCCAGCAGCTTGGCAGACCCACGCTTCACAACAGCATTGTCCCCCTGCTTTGGCACCACTTCGTACAGCTCCCTGATCAAGTACAGCTCCACCCGCTCACCTCGGGCCAGCGCACGCCATGTCTGGATCGCTCGAGCCTGCTCCTTGGTAATCGGAGCCTGCCCCTTGACCGAGTAGTAATACCCCATCTCGCGCACCGCCTTGGCCAGCTCTGTAACGAAGCCATTGGTCCGAGCCATGATGGTCCAAGAACCACGGTCCAAGGGCATCGAGTCCAGCGTGTAGTGCCACAGAACATTGCCCTCTTCGTCCGTCGGCTTGTACACCTTCGATACTCGGTCCTTGATCCTTCTGACGATGCGTTCTCCGACCTCGAAGATCTTGCGGGGCAGCCGGTATGACTGGTCCAAAACTATGCGTTTTTCTGACATGCGGATAAACTGCTTCACGTCCACGCCTGTCCACCGGTGGATCGCTTGGTCGTCGTCCCCTGCAAGCCAGACCTCGTCGGCATACTGTGCCATTTTTGCAACCATCATCCACTGCAGCGGGGTGAGGTCCTGTGCCTCGTCCACGATCAAACGCTTGAGGCGCTTGGGTTCAGCCACCTCGATGTACTGGTAGATCATGTCCACAAAGTCGATCTTGTTGACCTTGCTTTTGTACTCCGCAATCTGTGCGGAAATCTGTTCCGCCTTGAACAGGCTCAGGTCGTAGGTCTCATGCTCTCGCCACTCCTGCTTTAGATCGATCATGCGATAGCGTGCCCGGTCGATGATCCGGATGTAGCGGCTGCCTCGGCGCAGGTCCGACGGGATGACGATCCCATCCTCAGGCTGGGTGTTGATAACAAACTCCTCGCCAAGCATGCGTCCCAACTCTCGGTAGTCCGCGTTCGACATAACCATGTCCTTGGTTACGCCCAACTCCGAGTAGCCTGTAGAGTGCAGCGTGCGGAAGTTGACCAGCTGTTTGGGGCCAACCTGAAACCGCTTCATGGTACGATCGCGCGCTTCCTCGATCGACTTCCGAGAGAACGAAACGAACGCAATCTCCTCAGGCTGAACGCCGTCGTTCAACGCGTCATCAATCACACCCATAAGAAACTCTGTCTTGCCGCAGCCCGGTGGACCAAAGACCTGTGTGCTGTTCTCGATCATCCCTGATTCTCCTCCAGCCACTCTTCGATCACGACACGCCGCCAGCGCAGCGTGGACCTCGGACCTCCGAGCCTGATTGGTGCAGGCATGGTTCCGTCTTTGACCCACTTGTAGATCGCAGCGGGAGTGACGTCGAGATACTCAGCAACCTCTCGAACTGTCACAAGCTTCAGATGGTTAGAACGGGATGTCATTGTCTATCTCCTCGACCGGTAGGTCTATGCTTTCTTCCTCGAAGGTGGGCACCCACCAGACTCTTACTTTGCTCCACCCGTTTTTTGCGTTGGCATCTTTATACCGCTGCTGGGCGTGGTCTCCGTTAAGCCGCTTGACCTCCTCTTGGATCTTTGCACGGTTGTCGGCCCACGGGTGGTTGCGGTTGCGCAGGAAGTTTGAGAGCCCATCCATCTTGAACTTCACCTTCCCGCTGTCGTGCCACGGCTTTCCTGTCTGGAGCTCCGCGGGGTCGTACGCTTGCGCGCTGCCGTTGCAGAAGCTTTTGAGCAGGTCCTCAAACTGGCCGGTGATGGTCAGTTCTCTCGGCACGTCTTGGTAGGTCGCCTCGGCCAACATGCGGTTTATCAGCGATGTCCAGTCCTGTTGCTTCATAGTGGAAGGCATGAAGTCGATCTGCGCGAGGCACGCTTTCTGCCATAACGACTGGTTGTGCATCTGGTCCACGTTCAACTCGACGCGCTTCCCATTGACCACCATGAAGTACAGACGCGGCTCGGACAGGACGACCGTCAGGCCACCGACCTGGGCCTTGTCCTCACTGTCACCACCCACACCAAACTTCTTGCTGCGGCACAGGTCCTTGTCACAGACAGAACAAAACGGCTCGATGTTGCAGGTGTAGAAGTAGTCCTTCTTCTGCAGCTGCTTGATAATCCCAAGCACCTCTTTCGAATCCAGCATCGGAGACATGAACGTGCGGTTGTACTCCTCGACCACCTGTTCCCACGAGTCAGGGTGCTTCAGCTTGGCATAGACACCCATCTGCAAGAGCGTGTTGTTGCGCATGTCGCCAACCGTACCTGTCGCCACCAAGATGCGGAGGCAGGGCGGACCGTCGGTGAAGTGCTCCTTCGAACCAGACAGATCCAAAGAATCCAGCGCAGCCAAACCTACCGCGCCAGCGTCGACAGCATCCAAGAACTCCTCGAGCTCCATCGCCTCGCCCTGCTTGTTGTAGCAGTAACGTGTTGTTGTATCCGCCTCAAAGTAAGGCATGTTAATAAAGTTGCCGAGGTCGCCACGCTCAGACAACAATGTGTCCTGTTTGGGGAAGATCTCGCAACCTGAGAACCCAAGGGCGATCGACATCTCAGTCAGGTACTCGCGGATCGTTGCCGCCTCGTACCAGCCGTCCAAAAACAAATACAGGTGTGCGCCGCCCGACTTGGTACGGCAGTGGAACAGCGGCAGCTTTAGCCGCTGGATCTTCTTTTGTAGTTCGTTGTGGTCCAAGTCATAGACATCGATGTCCAACGCACCAAAGCGGCACTTGTTGTCTGTGTTAATCGGGATCGAGCCGACGCCCTGCTTCCCGTCAATGTGATCTTGAACCATGTCCGCAGTCATCTGACCACGGCGGATAAAACTCTTTGCTTCG